CTTGGGCGCTCATTTCTTCGCCTCCAACGGTGTAATCAACGAGCAAGCATAGACGATTTTACAGAGCATTTATTTTTGAGACAGTACACTAGTGGTCATGCCCGGGCCGCCGCCCTGCTCAATAGGCGTATACCCCAATTGTGGCTGCAGATGATAAAGCTGACCGTCAGATGCTCTGCGCATGTAAGGACGCGTTACGTCGTTGGCTGCAAAGCCAACCACGGTTATGGAATCTGCCAAAGGCCGCTGCAGGTCACGAGTGTCACTTTCAATCTTTGTGTATGCGTCCGCTATACGGTACGCAGCAAGCGTACTACCCCAGTCGGCCTTACTGTCTGGTTTAAAATTGTTGGCATACCAAAAGTTGCCAAGATCTGTATCGTCTACCGTTGCTTTTAGTCCTGTCGGAGACCAACCTATTTTTACCAAATTGGCCTGTTGGCCAGCACCACTCCCTTGTTGGACCGACGTGAAACCCAGGTTCGGCTGTAGGTAAACCACACCACCATCGGACTCACGACGCATATATGGAGCACCCGCCTGATTGTTAGCCAAGCCCACATGGGTGATAGAGTCCCGCAACGGACGCTGGATATCACGCTGATCAACCTCGGCCTTGGTATACGCATCCGAAATACCATTACCGCTAAGCGTCGTAGGGTTGCTCCCCTCCTCCACCTGACCAAATTTGTTGACCTTCACACGCGTGTAGTCACCCGCCGCCACGCCACTGCGGCCTAGCAAGCGCTCGAACGACAGCGCAGTTGTCCCCAATACCGGAAATACCGTATTGACCAACTGCCATACCGTCCCGGCGTTTTTCGTACCGGCCTGCACCGGCACCAGGTGTCCCGGGGCGCATTCATTGCTTTCGTTCGCATCCTGAGCGCGGGTCCAGGCGCCTGCCGCAGCCAGATAGATCCAGTTCTGCGCCGGAGCATCCTGATTTTTGACCAGCACCCGGTCACCCGCAACCAGCGTGACGTCATCAATGGTCTGCAGGCCGCTCAGGCCGATCGACACAGTCGTGGCACAGCGCACGGCCTTTTTATAATCAGACGCGGCGAGGCCCAGAATAGCCCGATGCAACTGGGTGACATCCGCCTCATTGGGCACCAGACCGGCACCCTGGATGACGTTCAAAATCTCCTGCGTCACCGAGTTCCCCCAGGCTGCAGGGATCAGCGAGCCGGGCGTGCCGGTGGCCGGGTTTTCATCTACAAATTTGCCGCTGACCAAGCCTACGCTTGGCACACTCTTGGGATAGTCCACATTGTGTTCCTCAGTTGAAATTAACGAATTCGACGCTGTGCGCCGGTGCTGCTCGACGAATCAAACACTCGATCGCGGTGCCGGGGTTGACCCCGAAGCGCTCTCCCCAGTAGCTGGCCCCGAAGCGCCGGCCCAGCCGCTGACGGCCGCCGGTGTTCAGGGTCCACATGAATTGCGCGTTCCAGGTGCCGAAGTGCGCCTGGCCAAAACGCGAACGCCCCATACGGGGCGTTCGGTGTTCGGTCACGGTGGCGTCGGGGTAGCCCTGGCTGACGGCAATGTCGATGTAGAACCCTGCGTTCTGCCCTCCCGTTGCCACCAGCCGCTGGCGCACTGACAGGCGCCGGTCGGCGAACAAGGGTTTGAGCCCAAGGCAGGGGTCAGGCAGGTTCATGACCCGCTCCCAGTCCGGCACCAGTTCACTGACGGTGGCCGGGTCCATCTCGTTGAGCAGGTCAAACGCGCGGCCATCGATACGGGCGAACTCGCGGGACAGGCCGGTGATGACCTGCTGCAGTTGCGGCACGCGCTCCGGGTCCCAGGCGGGGCCGGGTGGCAGCAGCGCCTGCAGTTGCTCGGCGTAGTGTTCGGCAGTTCTTATGACGACCATAGAATGCCCCCGAACGTGAGTAGCTGATTGGGGGCCGCGGTGACATTGGCGACAGGCGCAACCAGCACATGGTCGGTTTCGCCTGTCGCGCGGCTGATGGCCTCGGCGATGTGGGTCAGCAACAGCGTTTCGCCCAGCCCCGCTTCACGGTTGTGCAGGTCCAGCAACTGAGCCTCTACCGCCGCCCGTACTGCAGAGGTGTCTGGCGTGAGCCTGATCGTGTAGGCCACCGGCTTCTGCACCGGCGCCAGCACGTACACGTCGGCAGTGACTGGGCGCAGCGGCTCGATATACGCAGCCATTTCCGCCAGTTGCCCGGCATCGGGGATCGGATTGACTTCATCGTCACGCATGAAAAACACCGCGACGGTGCCCGGCCCCATGTAACGACGCACGCACCATGCACGTGTCACGCCCGGCAATTCCAGCGCCCAGGTCACGTAATCATCCTGATTGCCGCCGTGCGGGATGACTCGATAGGAACGCACCACACGAGCCCGCAACAACTCGATACTTTCCTGGGGAATCCCCCCGGTCAGCCCGTCCGCAATCACGGTAAACGTACTGTCGATGCCTTCGACAGGCTGCACGGCGGTCATCACCAGGCCGGCATCGGCGTTGCCGAGAACGCCTGCGTCTACCGCCTCGACCGTGGTCGTGTTGTTGCCCGCAACCGTGGTGACGCCTTTGGTCACACGGTAAAAGCGCCCGTCGCTGAATTGCAGCACGGTGTCGACGTCCAGCACCGCACCGGCCGCAGCGCTAAAACGCACCGAGCCGCTGGCGGCCTGCGCGACCTTGCGCGGCTGGCGCAAGCGCAGGATGGCTTGCCGTTCAAGGGTGTCCTCATCGGCGGTGTCCGGCAGGATCTGGTCGGCGATCCAGTCCTGATAGCCGTACAGCCCGTAGGCCGCACCGCTGTGGGCACGCGACAATACCCGGGCATCGGACTGACGCAGCGCTTCGTCGGCGAGGTCGACCTGGGTTCGGTTGATCAGCGCCGGTAACGTAGGCGTTTCAAACGGCATAAATCACCTGCCACTGTTCTGAAGGGTTGAAGCGTACGACCTGACCGTCAGAAACGACCAGCTCGACGCCCAGGTTCAGGCGATTGCTCTGAACCTGTTCGGTAAGGATGTTGATGTTCTTGACCTGGCCATCGTCGATCAGCCAGGCGAGCGCTTCGCGCGCATAGAACTCGGCGTCACGCTGGGTCTGCGCCGTGAGCCGGACCCGACGCAGCAGCCACAACCTGGAGCCGATGCGGTCGTTGGCCTGCGTCGGATAGGTATCGCCCCACCAGCCAAAGCGTTCGGCATCGTCGATCGGATCGTCCGCTTCGGCGCGACGCCAGGTGAACAGGCTGATGACCACCGAGCGCAGCAAGGAAGCCTGCAGAGAGCCTTCAATGATCATCCGGCACCTCCAACGGGTGGCCCGCTTTGCCCGTTACCGCCCTGCACGTTGCCGTGCAAATGGCTGATCTGGCTGATGCCCCCGGCCATCTGGTCGCCTTTGGAAACTATCTTTCCGGTCTGGGTGATCTGCGGCGTATCGAAATTTACCGCCACGGCTGCCTTGATGTTCAAGGTGCCGGTTTCGATGTCGATGACCTTGCCGCGCTTGAGGTGCACCTTGTCGCCCTCGTCGGTGTAGATCGCCACTTCGCCCGACTCCAGCCCCTTAAGGCGATAGCGTCGGTCGGCTACCACCAGTAGCAGGCCGTGAGAACGATCGCCGCCTATAAAGGCGGCAATGCCTTCGGCGCCCGCCAGCGGGTTGCTGGTAAAACCGTAGGGTTCGAAGTGTTCCATGTCGTCCTTGACCTCCCCTGCGGTCAGGCGCATTTGCAGCGCCTGCATTTTGCTGCTGGCCTTGGCGAGCACCACCGTGCCGCGCACCAGCATGCGATTGAGTAAGCTCATGCGGTTGTTTCCTCATCGATGGGCAGCAGCCAGGAGTAAGCATCCTGATTGAGCTGCACTTTGCTGCGCTTGTTGGGGTCGCCGGGCTCGGCCTGGAAACCTTCAGGCGGTCCGACCACCAGCGTGGTGATGGTGCCCAGGTCACTCAGCGAGTAGGTCACGGCTGAAATCAGCATGTTCCTGCCCAGACCGATGACCGGATCCACCACCTGCACCATCGTGTTGTGCCGCCAGAGCGCTCCGTTGGACTGCCGCCAGCCCTGCACTTTGTAGGTGGTGAGCAGCGCCTTGCCCGCCCGCTGACCGCGTTCCCAATTGGCGCGGCTCAGCGCGAGCTTGGGTGTGATCGGCGCATCCTCATGGAGGATCAACACGCGAAGGCGCTCTTTGTTCCTGTCATCGGTAACCACCGCTGAAACCTCCGCCGCTTCCTTGCCGAACGTCTTGTCATTACCGGTCTGCTGACCAATGACCCGGTACTCGGAAAAAAGCCCGGAAAAATCCCTCGCGATGATGGCGCTCAACACGTTCTTGCCGAGTTCCAGTGCGTCTGCGCTCTGCCCTCGACTGCCCGGCCTTGCCAGCACCACATTGCCGAACTCGTCATCGGTGGAAAAAATCCGGAACAGCGTCAGCAGCCGGTCGATGGACTTGAACACGCTTTCGGCAGGCTCGATGGTGTGATCGGCCATCTTCGAGGTTTCCGGGATTTCGCTGATCACCGACAACGCATAGGGAGCAGCCAGCGCCTGAACGATCGTCAGCACCCCGACGTCTTTCCACTGGCTGGGCTTGTTGATGGCCGCGCAGTCAATAAGATCAGCGGTTTTCGAGCGACCGGAAATCTTCAGCGTGACCTGCTTGCCGTCATAGTTGATCGGCGCGGCGAACACCCAGCCGGTCAGAATCAATTCGCCGCCGATACGCACTTCGCAGGCGGCGCCGGGCATGATCGGATGCGCGACTTCAGTTCCCGGCCACTGCCAGGTAATGCTCACTTCAAAGCTGCGTGCCTGACGCTCGATCCCGGCAGAGATTTCCACCGACTTCCAACCGGCATAGTCGTGATCGCCAACCGTCAGGGTGACAACATTAGGGTCGATCATGGGTCACTCCTGAGCGATTTTCAGCGTGCCGGGCGGCACGAAACCCGGGTGGGCCAGCCGGTTGCGCTGGACGATTTCCAGCGACCGGCTGGCATCGCCGAACCGCCGATAAGCCAGCACCAGCGCAGGCAGCGGTTCGGACACCTTCATGTCCACCAGACGCACGCCAGACGCCGCCACCGCGTTGAGGTGCCGGATCAAGGCCTGACGTAATGTGTTCAACGCCAGGTAATGATCAGGGTCGGCCTTCAGCGACGCTTCCCAGATGGCCGAGCTCAACGTGTCACGTAGTTCGATCACGTCATCGGCGACCGGCACATCCACACGTTGCAGCGCTTACACCCTTTGCTGGTCCAGCGAGGGCACCACTGTGAGCGGCGCAACCGTTGTGGCCACTGGCATGCTCGCAACGATTCTCGCCACCTTGACCAGCAGCGCGTCCTGAACCAGATTGGCGATGGCCTGAGCCGTAAGGCCGGTATCGAGGCCACTGCCCTGGCCGACCAGGTTGATGCCGGACACCGCCTGCGCCTGCTGCGTGGCCTCGGAAATGACCGACCGGTAAGGCACAGTTTCAAGGTCAGAAGACCCACCGCTGCTGCCGGAACTCGACGCCAGGCTGATGGAGGTGCTGCTGCCGGAACCACTGCCAGAACTTCCACCCGAGCCAGCACCTGAACCGCCGCCGACCGAACTGCCGGAACCAGTTGTGGTGCTGGCACCGCTGACACTGCTGCTGCCATTCGCTCGTCTGGATCGGCGACTGTCGCCGTCGAAACTGGCAAAGAACGTGGTGAACAACGTGCTCACCGTCAGCGGCGCATTGACCAGCGAATGCACCAGTGCAGTTACATCCGAGTAAATCGCCATGAACGGCGCAAACTGCCGCTGAATAGTGGCAAACACCCCGGACAGCGCACTGCGCAGCGCCTGAACGTTGATGCGCACGGCATCCACGACGGCCATCACCGAGCGATAGCGCCGAAGCGCCGAGTCCAGCAAGCTCTCGGACGCGCCGAGCAGTTGCCGCCGGGTATTGAGCGTCGACACAGGAAACTTGAGCGGGTTGGCCGGATAAAACACCAGGTCCAGCCGAACCATCCCGCCTTCAATCAGGGTGTGCGTCACACTGCACTGCCCGACCTGTACCTGCATGCGCCCCAGCCACGGATGCACCAACTCACCCGCACCGTCCTTCTCCAACGCCTGAAGCAAGTTGTCCCGTTGTTCGAAACAGTCGCGGCCGACAATAAAAGCCGTCAGTGTGTGAACCTGCGCCTGCTTGCCCAGCGACTCGAAGTAGGGCTCGTCACGCTGTGGATATTCATGCAACTGCCCCTTGCGACCCACCGGGACGACGGCTTTTTCAATGAAAAAACCGACACCACGGAAAGACGCTGGCAGCAGGCTGTCACGCCATGTACTCATGATCCGGCTCCTGCGCCGAGGGTTCGATAACCGACGTTTGGCGAAATCGTCAAACCCGGCTGGTTGCTTTGTACTTGTCCCGGACGCATGCCCGGCGGTGCGTTTTCAAAGCGAATATTGAGTTCGCCTTCAAGCCGCGCGCCGGCCCCCGCAGCACCCTGTTGCAGCAACAGGTTGCCGGGGGCTGGAAAGTTTGGCGCACTGAGCAATTGACTGGTCGGCGGCACTCCGGTCGCCAGGTTGAGCTGCTGCTGTTGCGAGCGACTTGCCTCGACCGCATTTGCAGCCAGAAACGCCCCGGTTCCGCCACCAGGCCCTGCGTTGCGTACCCGTTGCTCTTCAGCGAACTGATTGACCTTTTCGGTGGCGCTTTTCAGCAGGGACTTATCCCCGTCGCCGCCAAACCAGCTCATGATCGGGTCGATAAACGGCTTGATGTCCGCCCACAAATCCGCGAACCAGGCTTTGATCGGCTCCCACTTCTCGATAACCATGCCCAGCGGCGAAAAACTGAACATCATTGCCAGCGCGTCGGTAAACGGCTGCGCAGCGGTCTTGATGCTTTCCCACAGGCCTGCGAAGTACTCGGAGATTGGCTGCCAATTGGCCACGACCATGCCCAACGGCGTCCAGGCGAACAGCGTCTGCAGGAAGTCGAAAAACGGCGTGGCCAGCGCTTTGATCACATCCCACAGCGCCGCAAAAAACTCGGATAACGGCTGCCAGTTGGCTACGATCATGCCGATCGGCGTCCAGGTAAATACCGCCTTGAGTACATCCCAAAGCGCCATGGCCGGCCCGCGGATCGCCTCCCAAACGGCCTGAAAATAAGGCGCGACGGTCGACCAGTTGGCGATCAGCAGACCTGCCGCCAGCGCCAGGCCGCGCACGATCAGGCCCAGCGGTGACAGGCCCATCACCGCGCTCAGTACACTCATGGCGGTCGTCGCGGTCATTACCGCAACTTGAAATACACCGAACGCAATCGCAGCGGCCACCACACCCTTGATCACGCCAGGGTGTTCGGCCGCCAGTGCAGCGACCTGAGAAATCATCGGCCCGATCACGGCCATTGCCTGGTTCATCGCCGGCAGAAACATACTGCCGATGTTGATGCCCAGACGATCGACACGGTTGGTCATCTCTTTGATGGCCGTGGCCGTGGTCTGCGAGTTGTCGGCGAACTCCTTCTCGATAGTGCCGCTGTTCTGCACGCCCTCGCCGACCTTGGCCAGGTTGGACCTGAGCACATCGAGGTTGGCCAGCAGCGGCGTAATCGCACCCAGCGATTCGGCGCCGAACAGTTGCGTGATGACATCCGACTGTTTGTCGGGGTCAACACTTGAAACCGCCGTCAGGACCTTTTCAATGGTCCCGGACGGGTCGTTCTGCATGCCTTGGGTCAGTTGATTGACGTCGAGCTGCAACGCCTCAAACGCCCCGGCTTTCGCCGCGCCGCCTTCGGTCAGCGACTGCATGAAGCGCTTCATGCCGCTGGCGGCCACATCGGCCGGTACATCGACGCTGGCCAAAGTGGCGCCCATCGCCGCCAGTTGCCCGGAAGCCAGACCCGCAACCGGCCCGAGCGGGCCCATTGCGGTGACCATGGTGGCAATTTTCTTTTCCAGGTTGTTGCCGCCGAGCACGTTGATCTTCTCGGACAGCGCCGCGACTTGCGGTTGAGTCATCTGGAACGAAGATCGCCACGAGGCCATCATGTCGCCCGACTCGGCCGCGGTCTGATCGAAGGCGACACCCATTTTCACGGCATCGCTGGCAAACCCGGTCAGTTCTTCGCGCGGTACATTGGCCTTGGCACCGGCGGCAACAATCGCCGCGATGCCGTTGGCGCTTTCCGGCAGCCGTTCACTGAGGTCCAGAATATCGGACCCCATCTGTTGGAACTGCTGCGGTGTTTCAAAGGTAACTGACCGTTTCACGCCGGCCATGCTGGTCTCGAAACCGATCGCTGCCTTTACCCCGGCAATCAAAGGCCCCGCCAAAGCGTTGTCCGTGATTGCCTTGCCAAGTTCTATGGCCCCCAGACTGGTCTCGAGGCCTTTGACGTTGTTGCGGATAGTTGCCAGCGTTGGAGACAGCTGGTCGACGCCGGTAATCAGCGTTCTGATAGTGTCTGCCATCACTCCCCCTGCAGGATCTGGTTAATGCGTTGCGCCTGCAAGATCGACTCGGTGATGACGTCCAGCTCCCTGGACATCATCAGTTCGGGATCGGTCTTCCAGAAGTACGCGAGGTCGTAAACGACGGCGATCAGTCCTTCAAGGTTGCTGATGCCGCTGCCATGAAAAAACTCGCAACCTTCCAGCTCAACGTATTGATGTCGCACAGATCCATCTGATTGACCGACGAGGGCGGGATCCCGGCGCAGACGGCGATGTACTTCGCCGCCACGTCCAGGTCCAGCGACACGTCTTCGTTCTTGTCGATCTTGTACGGCAGGGCCTTGATGGCTCGCGCTTCCTGCGCCGTAGGACGTCGAAACGTCACCTGCGAAAGGGTTTCCCCGTGTGCTTCGATCGGGCTGGCAAGGTCGATGACTTCACTCATTGCCAGCTCCCCTGACTGCCTTCGAATTTCAGATCGATGGCGCCGTCATCCGCCTTGCTGGACGGTTCTTCAACCAGGTAAGCGCCGGACAGCACGTAGATCTTGCCGTTGCTGAATTCACAGGTGATGGTCATGTCCACACCGGTGGTGAGCAGCTTGATCGGCAAATCCGCGGTGTGCAGTGCCTGAAACTTCAACCAGGCCGCCTTGTCGACTTCCTTGTAGTAGCCCGGTACGACCGTATCGCGCTTGACGTTCGTCAGAGGGGCTTCGCCGCCGCCAATGATGGTCAATTGGGTGCCATCCACTTTGATGTAGCGGGTACCCGCAACTTTCTGACCCATGTTGTTTATCTCCAGAATGAAAAAACCCGCACGCGGCGGGCTTGAAAAGGGTGGGTGAGGCTTATGCCGCTTCGTCGTACTGCAAGCGGAACTGGTTGAGCAGCGCGAACACGCGCAGGCCGTTGATGTAATCAGGCGGGAACATCACGTTCACGCGGCTTGGATCATTGCCGTCACGCTCGACAATCAGGTGCTGGGCGAACACTTCGGCGTTCTCCACATGGCCTTCTTCTTCAAGACGGGCGTACTGCGCAATCAACTCGCCACGAATGGTGCTGGGCGTGATGATCGGCTGACCCGCACCAAAGCGCGTACCATCGCTGGCCAGCTTGTGACGACCGTATTTGCTGGTGATGATGCCTTGCAGACGACGAATGATGAACGCCGACTGGTGCATGGTTTCGCTGTCCAGGTACGAGTTATCAGCCTGGCCGTAGGCGTTCTTCTGATAGGTAGTGATCGAGCGTTGAATACGCACGTAACCGCCTTCGTAGTACGCCGTCGCGATGCCATAACGCAGCAGTGACTCACGTTCGGTCAGGGTGAAACGCTGGCTGGCGGGTGCCGGGTCCAGGCCGGGCATGGTGCCGCTCTGGGTCGGACGGCTGGCGTCGGCCGAAATGAACACTGCGGTGCGCGCAGCCAGGGCAGCGGCCTGTAGCCAGACCGGTTGCGGAACGCCGGTTTCAACGCCTTGAATGGTGATGTGCTGATCGTTGCGCAGTTGGCCAGCAGCCACCAGCGTACCGACCGTACCGCGCTTGGCGCTGTACACATGGCCATACAATTGACGCGCCCAGCTCCAGCGACCGGTGCTGTCGTCCATCGCCGCTTTCCAGGCATCCAGGGTGCTGGTGTCAGTCCACGGCATGCACAGAAACTCGAACGGTTCGTCGCCCAGCGCAGCCAGCGCCTTGAGCTGATCAGGCGTACCCACGCCACCGGTCATGGCAGTCACCGCGGCAGTCAGGCCGGCTGGAATGACCTCACCGTTGGTTTTGCCCAGACGGTTGAATTCCAGATGAATGTCGTTGCCGCTTGCCCCGCTCCATTTGCAGGAAAGGGTCAGCACGCCGGCCTCGACAACGGCCTTGATCGGCAGATCGGGTGTGGCATTGATCTTCACCGACAGCGCAGTCGCGGCTTGCGCAGCCGTTGCGCCGTTAACGACAGTCGCCTGCACCCGTGCACCACCGACATACAGATTCAGCAAGCCCGCTTCGGTCGCCGCCCCCGTCAGGGTAACGGTTGCACCGGCCTTGACACCTTCCGTGTTGAGCAGCGGCAGGCACCAGACTTCACCGGTCGGATCAGCCTTGCGCCAGGTTTCGTACATGGCCGCCAGCATGGAACCCTGACCGCCGATGTTTTTTGCCAGCGCCACGCTGGGCACCAGCACCAGGGAGCCGAGTTCAGGTCCGGACACGTCGTCGTTGACCTGAGCAACGATCAGACGACGCATGCTCGCCGAAGCGCTGTTGGCGGCCGTGTTGTCCATCTCCGCATAAAACAGCGGCACACGGACGTCGGATGGAATGTTGTTAAAACTGATAGCCATTATTGGGCTTCCTCTTGGTTAGGCTGTGAAGGCCTGATAGGTGGTAGGGGTTTGCTCGGTCTGAATGGTGATGTCGCCGTCGTTCTGACGACGCTGCCACCAGGCATTGAATGTCACCTGCCGACCTTCGACGGGCAGCAAATCGCCCGCCTCCGGATCCGGTACAGCGCGGCCTTCGGCCGGTACTACAGTGATGCGTTGGGTCATGGTGTTACCTCTGCGGTGAACTTCGCTTCGATACGGCCATCAGGGCCGGGGGATTTCAGGTTCGGGTCGGCGGGATCGACGCAGTCCATCTCGAGGGTCGCGCCGGTAAAGCCCGGCAAACCATCCAGATACGCTTCGTGCCAGGTTTCGGCGGGCTGATCCGAGGTGCTGCGGCCCAGCTGAAACTGCGCGGCAAAACCGAAGCGATAGGTCACGCGTGCGCCGCTGATCTGCACCAGCGCACCGCCCGTGTATTGCATCGCGTCGTAATCGCGGTCAGCGTTCCAGCCCACCAGCGCGCGCCACAACTCGGCGCGAACGGCGTGCAACTGATCGCTGGCCTGCTGTCCGCGCTTGTCGTCACCGTCAAGCACCACCACGATGTCGATCTGGTCGGTGATGTTCTGGCGAATGACGTTTTGCAGGTCATTGGCCGTGGCCACATCACCCGTAGCGATGACATAGGCCGAGGGGTGCGCAAGTTGATCGCCAAGAGCAACCGCAGCCCAGTCGATGCCAGCGCTGATGCGACCGGCAAAGGTCGGGCAGGTCGCCTGCAAATGGGCAACTATCGGGGTTATCTTCATAAGGGGTTCCGCGTGTAGTAGAGGGTGATCCGGCGTGAGAAATGCCTACTGATTTGCCTTGCCCAGCGCTTCATCGGCCTTGTCCGCAGCGCGGTTGGCAGCATGCGCAGCCTGACTGGCGATAGACGCCGCCGTCTCGACCTTGTCCGCCGCCTGGGTGGTGGTTTCGGCCAGCCTGTCCAGGCGACGATCGCGCTTGCCCAAGGCTGCATCGTAGGCATCACGAACCTCGGCCAACTGCCGGGTGTGCTCGGCACTGGCCGACCATTGCCCGGCCTGAAAACCGAGCATCAGGCACCCGGCAATCAACAACACGGCGATCAGCCAGATCTCCAGCCGCCGCCACCAGTGGCGAGCGATAAAATCAATTGCGCATCTGTGCATCATTGGCACCTCCGAGCTTGGAACGGAGCCGGGCAATTTCGGCACTCTGCGTGGTGACCTTGTCGGTGAGCTGAACGATGTGGCTGGTGAGGGCTTCAATCTTGCCTTCCATCCGGCCAACCGCAGCGGCGAGTTCGTTGCGCTCCCTGGCGAACTGATCGGACCGCGCTTCAGCCTCCTTGCGAGCCTGCCGCTCGGAGTCGAGCAGTTCATTGAGGCGGCGAACCGTACCGATATCAGCGTTATCCATCGCCCGGTCAGTGGCATCCCTTGAAAGAAACTTGCGCAGCCACAAAAAGCCGCCAAGCAGAATGGTGCCCGTTCCGCCCAGCCAGGTAGCTGTGCCTGGGCCTAGGTCGGTTGGGTCCATCATTACCTCTGAATAAAAGACTGCGGAAACGGCACGAAAAAAATTCGTGCGTAGCCTAGTGCCACAGAAAAGCCTTGAACTCTTCAAGACTTAAAAATAAGGGGCCCCGGAACTCCGGAACTCCGGAACTGGTGATCAAATACAACAAAAACAATGCCTGGCTAGAGAACCGGGGGCAGATCACTCAAAACGTATAAATTGGCGGATTATAGGTACTCCACGCACCGTTGTTTGGATAGAAAACCTTCACCGGCTTGATATCAGGCCTGAAGCCAAATCTGGCCCAAACGATTTTCGGGTAAACGATCGAGAAACTGCCGTTATCCTGAACTCGAGCATACGCACCAGGATTCCCATTGGTATGGGTGTGCCACAGAGCCGTGCCAGCATTATCGTAGATTACGAAATTACCATCTTCTTGCATTGACGCCAGAGCACCACCTTTTCCTTGGGTATAGCTAGCCCAGTGGACTAAGCCATTTGCTCCATAAAGCACGAGGTTACCGTCGCCTTGGAAGATCAAAGTAGAAGTGCCTATGGAGTACGACTGGTTCGGGTAGATCATGGTGCCCGGAGAAATCATCGTCGCAGAAATGTCCGGTGCGACCGGAATTGAATCCTTGCTTTTCCAAATTGGCGTTGCATCAATGATGACGATATTTCCGTCATCCTGAAGCTGTAGGTATGTGCGCGCGGCCGCATCAGCCTGTTGTTTACTAGGAACTGTAGTGTTTTTAGTCTGCCAGATCCGAGACCGCTGATTATCAATAACTACCAGCGGATAGTTCATATAGGCAATCGATGCCTCGAATCCCGTGCCGCGCTGCGGATAGATTTCGCTTGAGTAAGGAATATCAGCATTCCCAGCCCATATCGGATTTCCGCCGTCGCGCAATACTAGGTTGCTATTGTAGTGGTCTAATGAAACCGGACACCCATTTAGGCGAGAATATCGCCAGAACGAGGTGTCAGATGACCAAACAACGCCGTACCTTTTCCCC